ATGAACTCCACCTCAGGGTAAACCACATAGCCTCACGTTTACGCATATAGAGTATACTACCAGTATTCCAACCAGCAGTAGTATGGGGGATTTTTAATTCTTTTAACCACGTAGTTAGTTGCTCACGCTCGGTTAAACTATACTCGACCAATTCAATCCTATAGTCATAGGGATAGTCTGGCGTAGCACGATACCCTAAATTGATCATATTGAATTTCATTATTAGCAACACCAAGTAAGTTGAAATAACATAGCATCACGACCATTACGAAAATAAAAACTATGCCCAGCCATAAACCAACGACTACTGGCAGGACCAAAAGTTTTTATACACCATTGAGTAGCAGGAAATGTACGCCCTTCTACTTCAATGGCTTCATAGATTGTTTCCATCTCAGTGTATTGTCAATAAAACTTGGATATTTTAATCTTAGGATTGATATTATTTTTGAATCTATTTCCAGTCTATTATAATATATCTGCCAGTCGCCGTCAATATATTCACGCCACTGAATATCTTCTTTATAGGTCTGTCTTACCCAATTAGAAACTTCTCGGCTTAGACTAACCAAATACCAACTATTGTCTAATTCAAGCAATAAGTTAACATCTACTTGGGGAACCACGTCAAGACCACCTTAGTAAAAACCAATCCAGTTTTTTACGATTGGGGAACTTAAACATACAATAGGCAGTCCGACGCCCGCAGTTATTTTGTAAGCACCATTCTCCAATTTCATCAAATATATCTTTAGATTCGTAATTTATGATTTCTTCGTCCACAAACTCTGCCACAAGAGTTAGTCGTTTCAATTTGCTTTTACGCCAAGTAAATCTATACATTGAGCATCAGGTTACTATATTTTAATATAAACCAACTGGACCATTTTTCATTGTAAAAAGTAAATGTGGTAAACCTGTGATAATTGTTAGTGCCAAACAATTCCATTCGTTCCGGTGTATAGGAAAAATCGAAATCCTGTCCTTGTTCTAATCCTTGATCTCTCAAATCTCGAACAATTACCATTATCTCAGTAGGTACTAAATGTTTAACAATTACTTCTAAAGCCATTTCAATTTAAACCAATTAGCTTCCTTACTACTTTTAAGATAAATTCTTAGATTATCAAATTCTGTGTGCCAACACCATTCATCTGTAACATATTTTGATTCTTTTACTTGATAATATAGTGTTAATTCACAACTAGGACCCCAAGTTTGCCAACACCAATTTCTGGCCTCTATCAAAAGAGTGCCATTTCTATATACAGTGGCTACATAATCAAAGTCTTCGTAACCGTTCATTCTACGATCTGTTCTGCGAATATTCCAAGTCATGGTAGGTACTCTATGTCAGCAGCTAAAATAAATCTATTCTTATCGCTTTGAGAGATACCGGGCCTATGCCAAGTATCGCTGGGAAAGATATACCAGGAAAACAGTTTCGGACTAATAAAGTATCTATGCTTTGATTGTCTTTCATCTGGACCGTAAGGAGCAATTTCTGTTCCACAGGTATCTAAATCATTTATATCATCTGGAATACAAACATAAAGTATACCACTCATCATTTTGGTATTTTGATTTTTAGGATGCCAATGATGATGCCATAAAATGTTTCTATCCACAGGATCTAGATTGCTGGTCATATAGCTCCAAGCCATCATATTACTGACTTTAACTTCTTTGCCCAGATACATGAATACGCTGAATAAAAAAGTTAATCTGTACTTCAGCCATATTTTTTCTCGTCTTCCAAAAATATTTTCTTTAGTTTGATATTTAGGACTATTTGTAAAATAGTTTTTATCAATAAGTATAATTTTACTAACAAGGTCGCAGACTTCTTTAGAATCAGACTGAGAAAAAACACTACTGTAGTCAAACTTTTTGACTAGTTCTGTTTCTGGATAAATCTTATGATCCGACATTTTTTAATAACCACCAAGTCATATCACGTTCCTCTAGTATCACTATATCTTCTGGGTATTTATTGACTTCTTCACTCATATATTTGTTAGTTTTAACTCTCTCCACTCGAACCATAATTTTGGCAATATTTTTAATTTTACCAACGTATAAATGATTACTCTGTGTAAAAGCCACGAACTGTCCAATCTTTAGGACTCTACCCAGAAGATCCTTTTTAACTTCATCCGACATGTTTACACTTTCTACGGAATTGGAATCCTGTACAAGTACAGCTCCATTTTCCGTTTTCCTTTGTCACTACGTATTCGTCTCCCTTACTGCCTTTTACAATCTTAGTTAGCTTAACTGATGCCAACTTAGGCTGTTTTACTCTAGCATTGTCTATACTGACTATGTGTGATCTTTCTATAACTCTCACAGGAAAATCTTTAATGCCAGTGGTTAGACAAAGGAAATGCTCATTATCCACATGTTTGAGTGTAGTTTCAGTACCTTCGTATGTTTTAAACTCAGGAATTTCGAAGGAATAGCGTTGACGATGTTTGTATAGATCGTTGTGTACAATGACTCTCATTTTACCAATACTCTCCACGCTGTCTACGAATGATGGCTTCGTTTTCAAAATTTGGTAATCTTTGAAACTTTTCGCCCTTACAAATTTGCGGGTCATAGGGTCTTGTTCCTGGACATAAAGGTTGGAATGTGGGCAAACTGGTACAGCCTGCCAATCCAATTGACAAAATTACCAAATACCGTTTCATGATTGCTCCTAAGCGTTTACAATATCCTTATTATACTGAATAATCATAACCTTGTCAACAGGTTTATATGAGGTTGACAACGTATTGTTTTTATCATATAATTATAAATGTACAGCAATTCCTGCTGTACAGGCCAAGAGAAGGCCATAACAATGGGCAAGTGAAGCCCGCATTAGGAGAAAATTATGGAAAAGAGCCACGCTCAGCTTATCAACGAGCAATACCTTAAATCTGATAGTCATTTTGTAAGTCTGCGTGAACGACTTAATGAAGCACTCGCCAATACACCACTTTTTGAAGGCCTACTTATTGCTATGGTCCAAGAGTTCAAAAGGAGGCATAAAGATTGGCAATCATTTATTGATCTACATCTTTGCCAAGCTATTCAGGTAACAATGGATCGTATCTTAATTGATACTACAATGCAACGTAGTCTTAATCTGCGTCATATCTTAAACATCCTTCAACACTTTCGTAGCACAATGGTAATGGCTATTCAGGTCTATGAAGATGAAAGTAAACCTGGATATTATATTGCTTGGGACGGGCAACACACCGCGATTACGCTCTATATTATACTAACCAAAGTTTTTGGCGAGCAAGTTGCCAAAGCTCTTGTGCCTGTGGTTGTTTATAATGTCAAGCATAAATTAGAGATCCGTCGTAACTTCATTTTGTTAAATGGTGATGCCAAAGAAGAATTGGATTTTATTGACAAATATAAACAAATGGTCTGCGGCGTTAAGATTGACCATGCAGATGATCCTGAGTGGGTAGATACCGCAATTAAGAATGATTACTTGGCCAATGCCGGACTATTTGCCACACATAGTAAGTTCGGAGATGACGACAAGCCCGGAGCCTTTAGTTTACTAGCAGATACTCTTATGAGCAAGAGTCTTAAGACTCGTAAGCATCCTGAGGTTACTCGAATGTTTGCTAGATATTGGACTTTTCTTAATGAACAGAGACCTGTTGAACCTAAGGAGGCTAGGCAATTGTACGAATATTTCAATCTCTGCCATGAACAAGGCATTACTGTAGACGACGCTTATCTATTAGAGTTCGTACAGTTTACAAAAGATAATTTTGAAGCTGACTTTGGACCTACAGGCCCATTTTGGGACAAGGTTAAAATGGCCTATGAAAATTGGTATAAGAAAGCCAATCCAGAATCCTATGCCGAGTTTGGACTTAAAGGCTTTACGTCAGAAATGCGTACAGGCATTCCTTTCCTAATCGCACAGATTCAGAAGAGTACTAAACTTAAGACTCCGAAGTATTCTGCCAACAACGGTTTTACTGTTGATAAAAAGGATCTGTGGTAATCATGACTAAGCTCAGAGACCCTAGTAAAGATCGTCTTAAGAGTCAGGCCACTCTCAAGGAACAATACAAGAGTCTCTGCAGGTGCCGTCTAGAAGATTGTAACAATGAGCTTACAATCTTCGACGGTCCTGGCAGTGATAGCTATTGTAGAGAACATCAGTTAGAATTAACTGAGTATGGCGGAATGGGTAAGGCAGATAGGCCATATACCTTCTACCGTGGATGGGTCTGCGAGTGCTGTCAATACGATCCAAGACTGGATTCGCAGTTTGACGATATTGAAGACCCATTCCATAAGCTTCGTTGTATGCGCGGCGTAATGCATGGGGATCATCTGCATCGTCAATCAGATGGTGGAAAAGATATCGCTGAAAATATCCAGACACTTTGTTGTCGTTGCCATATGATTAAAACCTATAAGGAAAAAGATTACCTTAAAGGAACTGGTCCATAAATATCTTCATGAAGATATTAGTTACTGGCAGTGAAGGATTTATTGGTAAAAACATGACGGCCTTTCTTGGCCGTCAACCAGACTGGCATGTAGAAGGATACGACTGGGACCCAAAGCATTGGCCTGATGTTAGAGACTATGACTGGGTCGTCCATCTAGGAGCTATAGCTGGCATGACTGAAATGGATGTGGAAAAGGTCATGGTTCAGAATTATGATTTTAGCAAGTATATCTTTAAAGAATGTAACAGACTAGGCGTTAACCTACAATACGCCAGCTCTAGTTCTGTTTATGGTAATACCAACAATTTTGAAGAGTATGCTCCATGCCATCCGCAGACTCCATATGCTTGGTCAAAATACCTATTTGATCGATGGGTATTTGAACAAGAGCATAAAATCTTTGTTCAAGGATTTCGTTATTTTAATGTCTATGGTAAATGGATGCATCTTAGAGGACCTAGAGCCAATGTGATACACAAGTGGCGAGAACAGGCTAGAAGACAAGGCTACCTAGAGGTATGGGAAACTGCTGACCAAGTGTTTAGAGATTGGACTTGGGTAGGTGATGTTTGCCAGTTACAACTAGATTTTATTAAAACTGTTAAAGGCAGCGGTATTTGGAATGTAGGATCAGGTCTAGCTCATAGTTTTTTGGATATAGCAGAAACTATAGCAGAACAAGAGGGTGTAGACATTGTTAGAATACCTGTTCCCTACGAAGAAATACCCAGATTTCGCACCAAAACCTGTGCAGATCTTAAGCATCTTAAAGAAACTATAGGCAAACGCAAGTGGCTAAATGTATATGAATGGTTAGACTTAGAAGTCTAAACCATAAATATACTATTATGCTAATAAGAGAATTTATTACTGACGAAGAATTGGCCGACTTGGACGAAAAAGCCAGTCGTGCCTTATGTTTAAGTACCAAAGCAGATTCAGATCTTGGTGCTAGTAATCTTGCCAGCTGCAAGAGTCAAGGACTTAGAGCTCGAGATGGGCAAAAAAGTCATCTAGTAGGGCATGGTAAGAGTGCTGTGAGAATTACAGTAGGTGGTAAAAAAATCAAGGGCAAGAAATATGGTGGTCCATTGCCTGATTATGGAACTAGAAAGGGGCAGCTATGAGGTTTAGGGAATTTAATGAAGTAACAGATGCTCCAATTAATCAGACCTTAGGCAAATTACGAGATACCGTAAGCTCTTCTGTGCCGCCCTCTGTTTATAATCTATTTCAAAAAGTAGCTACGGCTACAAAACAGGGTGTAGATCAAATTTTTCAAACTTATCTAAGCCCTGGTAGTAAGGAAGGGTTTGTAGAATTACCTACAACTCCAAGATTAGGAAGTAGAGGAGTAGAAGCTATGAATCTACAACGTGGGTTAATGGCCTTAGGCTATGATGTTGGTGATACCAAGGATGATGGTATTATAGGACCTAAAACCAAGGCAGGAATACTACAATTTCAAAAAGACAATAAATTATCACCCACAGGCATACCATATAAGGATACTGTGGCAGCAGTCAACCTAAGTTTAGCGGCCAAACCACAATTATTGGGTAAATTAGAAAAGGCCAGGCCTGAAGAATATAGAGGACAAATAAGTAGAAGTCATCTAGGCAATAAGGAAGCTAGAGAATTGCTGACTAGAGAAGCAGTGAACAATGGAATTAAGGGTAAAGAACTAGCAGCCTTTTTGGCACAGTGTAGTCACGAAACTGGCGGATTTAGAACGCTGGGTGAAATTTGGGGTCCTAGCAGACAGCAAATGACCTATCAAGGCAGAATGGGTAATGTAAATCCAGGTGACGGATATAGATATAGAGGACGAGGATTTATTCAGTTAACAGGAAGAAATAATTATAGAGCTGCTGGCAAGGATCTAGGGTTACCATTAGAAGATAAGCCAGAAATGGTAGAGAATTCTAGCATAGCGGCCAAAACAGCAGTATGGTATTGGAAAAAATATGTTAGTAATCAAATTTCTAATTGGGACGACGTAAAAGCAATAACTAGAATAGTAAACGGAGGTTATATTGGACTCGATGATAGAATGGCCAGATATGCCGCGTTTAAACAGGACATGAATATATCATAATGAATTTGACGGGACAATTATTAATAGCTCCTCCTACAATGAAAGATCGTTTTTGGCACAAAACTGTTGTTTTAGTGACAGAAAATCATTTGAGAGGAAGTCTAGGAATAATAGTGAATAAGATCACAAATCTCAGCGTAAACGATTTTACTAGACAACTAAATGAAGAATGTATGCTTCCAGGGCATATTTACGCTGGAGGTCCTGTGAACACTAATGCTATGACTATGTTACATAGCAATGATTGGGAATGTGAGAACACATTAAAAATAACCGGTGACATAGGTCTAAGTAGTCATAAAGATATTATAAAAATTCTGGCCATGGGAAGCTGTCCTAGATATTGGAGAATAATGTTAGGACTTTGTGTTTGGCAACCTAATCAACTAGAATCAGAACTGGCAGGAAAACATGGTTATGATCACAATCAAAGTTGGTTGTTGGCCAGTTCGGATCTAGAAACTATATTTGAAGGTGATACTAAATATTGTTGGACTCAGGCCATAGAGCGATCTGGCTCAGAATTTGTTCAAAAAATACTTGATTAAAATATCAAATAGACACTATAATAACAGTGTCCTTAAAGTAATTTGCTAATAAAAAATGAGCGATACTCTAGTTTTAAATGCAGATGGCATTCCTATAAGTTTTTTACCACTTAGTGTTATAGACTGGCAAGAATCTATAAGATACATGGTGCTTGACAAAGCAGATGTGGTCTATTGGTATGAAGATTGGCTAGTAAGAAGTGAACGCTGGGAAACTGCTGTCCCCAGCGTTATCATGCTCAAAGAATACATGAAACCAAAAAAAACTGTGCGTTTTAGCAAAGGTAATATATTTTTAAGAGATACCTTCACATGCCTTTATTGTGAAAAAACATTATCAAAAAAAGATTGTACCCTTGACCATGTTCTGCCTGTAAGTAAAGGAGGAAAAACTTCCTTTGAAAACTGTGTGACAGCTTGTGGACCCTGTAACGCAAATAAGGGCAATAATTATAAGATTAAACCTAAATATAAACCATATAAACCAGATTTTTACGAATTAGTAAATAAACGTAAGCAGTTGCCTTTCAATGTAAGGCAACCTTGTTGGTTAGAGTTTATATAGTGAGCAAAACTTTAAAAATACAATGGAATATAGGTAATCAGTGTAATTTGAAATGTGATTATTGTGTACCTGCTCTAAATAGCGGTACAAATCCAATTCCTGAACAGGACGTTTTAACGCCTGCTTTTGAGCATTTAGAATATGTAACGGACAGTTTTAATGAAATACTTCTAGAACTAACTGGAGGTGAGCCTACTCAAAGCTTTGCCCTACAAAATATCATTAATAAAACTACTAAAATTAAGTTTAGTCTTGTATCAAATGGTTATGCCGAGCCTATTTGGTGGAGTAAAGTACTGAACAATTTAGATAAACTACAGTTAACTTACCATGATTCTGCTGATTTCGATCATTTTTTTGAAGTTCTTTCTATTGTTAAAAAACTACAACCAAAGATTTTAATAGCTATTAAACCAGATACATGGAACCAACAGTATTTAATCTATCAATTGCTAAAGTCTTTAGGATATGATGTTTATCTACAGGTATTATATGAAAATTTTACCAAAGGTAATAATAGATACTTGGCATACACACAAGATCAATGGTCCGCTTATTATGATTCTCAAGGTATAAATTATCAAGATACTTCAATAGTAGAAAAAACAATAGAATTTAAAAGATCAAATTCTCTTAATGACTATCATGGTCATTTATGTTGGGCTGGAGTTGAACAAATCGTTATAGATATCTTTGGTGATGTTTGGAGAGGATGGTGTATGGCAGATTTATCTTTAGGTAACATCTATCAACAAAATGTTTCTTTAGATAGACAACCTAGAGTTTGCCCTAAACGTCAGTGCCGAAATGGATTTGACCTAGAAGCACGTAAAAGTGAACAAAGTTGGGGATTCTCATGAAACGTTATTTTTGGATGTTGTTAGGTTTTATTAGTTTAGGAGTAGCTTACCTAGGAGTGATCTTACCTGGACTACCATATAGTCCTTTTATAGTTTTTGCTGCCTACTGTTTTGCTAAGAGCAGTCCTCGTATGCACAACTGGATTATGAACCATAAGCTATTTGGACCATTTATCAATAACTGGAATCAAAAACGTGTATTTCCACTTAAACTTAAATTCTTTATGCTGGCCTCTATGTCAGTGAGTCTTGCTCTGATGTACACAGGTAATGTGCCCCTGCGTGGTATTATCTATACTGCTCTATTCATGGCTTTAGTAGCCGTATGGGCATGGCGATTTCCTAGCACTGTTGAAGAATACGATCTTCGTATAGCAGAAGGTCGTAAAATAGGCTGGTTTAATAATAGCTTTTAATTAAATAATATTAGTTTATTAGGAGTGAACTATGAAAAAACTACTGGCAGTTCTTCTGCTATTACCTGCTATTGCCTTGGCACAGAAACAACCACAAGGTGTAACCTATGACGCACAGATTGTTCGTGTCAATGATGGTGATACTGTGGTTATAGCGGCACCTTTTCTACCAGCACCACTCAAGCCTGAACTAGCAGTCAGAGTCTATGGAGTCGATACTCCAGAGAAAGGTTTCAGAGCTCAATGCCCAAGTGAAGACCAGCGAGGCCAAGCAGCTACCGCCTTTACTAAGAACGCAGTAGCTCAAAGTCAAAAGAGGCAAGTTGTACTTTATGGTTGGGACAAGTTCGGTGGTCGTGTATTGGGAGATCTTATTCTAAATGGAGTTAGTCTTAGAGCAATGCTAATACAAAATGGATTTGCCAGAGAATATTACGGTGAAGCTAAACAGAGTTGGTGCCAATAAGTTTGTAGGTTTCTTTAAGAGCATTGACTAGATCTTCAATCATGCCTTCATCGTGTAAGGGAGTAGGAGCAAAGCGTAGTCGTTCTGTTCCTACATCTACAGTTGGATAATTTATACTTTGAACATATATTCCATACTCGTTTAAAAGATAGTCACTCATTTCTTTAGATCTATTGGCTTCGCCGACCAGAACAGGAACAATATGTGTTGTACTTGATTTCATTAAAGGAAGACCATTTTCCTTTAGTTTAATTTTTAATTGACCTGCTCTTAGCTGATGTCTTTCTCGTAGTTCATTATGATCTTTGAGATACTTTACAGCGGCTAGAGCACCAGCACAAGTAACAGGGCTCATTGATGTAGTAAAGATAAACCCTGCTGCTACACTACGAATAGCGTCAATGATAACAGCATCGCTGGCAATATATCCACCCTGTGTACCGAACGCTTTTCCCAAGGTTCCATTGACTATGTCAATGCGATCTTGTAGATCAAGTTCTTCGACTTTGCCAGCCCCATGTCGTCCATATAGACCAACAGCATGAACTTCATCAATGTAGGTCATGGCTTGATATCGATCTGCCAGTTCAACTATTTCTCTTATAGGACTTACATCTCCATCCATGCTATAAACTGATTCGAACACAATACAGGGTGTATTACCTTTAATACGAGATTCAGCTAATTTATTTTCTAGATCTGTTAAGTCATTGTGTTTAAATATCATTTTAGCAGCACGACTATGATTAATTCCTACTATTAAACTATTATGATTATTGCTATCACTTATGAATTCTATATTTGGAATGATTTTACTCAAACTGATTAAGGTCCATTCATTGGCCACATAGGCACTGCTGAACAATAAAGCTTTGTTTTTTTTATGTAATGTGGCTAGTTCGTGTTCCAAGGCAACATGATAATGGCTTGTTCCACCAATATTGCGAGTTCCTCCTGACCCTGTTCCAGTGTGATCTAGAGCAGTGTGCATAGCGTCTATGACGACCTTGTGCTGACCCATGCCTAAGTAGTCGTTAGAGCACCAGTTAACGATATTTTTTATAGCATATGGCCCATACCAAATTGCCCTGGGAAATCGACCATTTTCACGAACAATATCATTGAATACTCTGTATTTGCCTGTGTCTTTTAGATTTTTTATTAGATCTTCAAAATATTCTTTCTTAATCATAGTATTATTTAAGCTAAATATTGAATATTGGAAAATGTTATGCGAGCACATGAGATAATTAGAGCAGTGTTAGATATGATAGATAAAATTAGCCCTTCAGAACAACCATCTGATGAACCTATAGGGTATACAGACGACGATTTACCTAGAATAAAACAAATAGCAGGACTAGTAGATCAAGACAGCGATATGAGTGTGTTAGCTAATAGGGCAAATCCTCAGTATGCAGGATTAGATGCTGTAATAGCCAGCGGTGACGATGTTAACAAAAGTAAACATCCTTCTGATATTAGAACAAACGCTCCTAGCATGTATCCAAATATGCAATACAATCAGGAACAATAATGGCAACTGTTTATTACAAAGGCCTTACTGGTATAAGAGATGAAGTTGTTGTCAATTTAGCAACCGCTACTATTGATGATTTAATTATAGCTATTGCGGCTGACGAAGGACTTCCTACAGATTATTATCAGATTAGTTTAGATGGTACACCTTCAGTTAATAATAGAGTATATGGCGACAGTACAACTAAACTAGACACTATAGGATTTACTGATGGTTGCCTAGTTATCTGCACCCCAGATCAAAGTGGTAGCAGAGAACGCAGACAAATTCAAAAATTAGAAATAGCTCAACTGAAGCGTAGAGGAACTCCAGGTGATGATAGTAGTGTAACCGTAGGATACTATCGCTCAGGAAATACTTACGATAGAAACAAACTTCCTACAAAGTATTCAGAAAATACTTTGGTAGATAATCCTAATGTTGGAGGCCTACAACAAGGTCGCCCGTGGAGTTAATAAGTGGCTGAACGTAACGAAAGTAATTCAACCAATTATCTACACCCACAGGAGAGTAATCTCCTAAACGTTCATAAAGCCATGCGGTATAATGGTCTTGGTGAACCTGTATTAAGAGTGGCAGCAGACTTAACTGGATCTGGTCCGGGGCAGGGTGTGATATCTGCCATTGACAGCAAAGGTCGACTTAAAGTCCAAACCCAACAAACTATATTCTTCAACACATTCCAATATGGTAAAGAAACAGATGTCTGGGATGAAAGCACCACGCTAGGGGGTTTAGGAACGTTTGACAGTTCCTTGAGTCAAGTAGCAATGTCAGTTACCTCAACTGCTGGTTCTAAAGTCATACGACAGACTCGTAATGTACAACGCTATACACCAGGTAGAGCACAGAACATTTCTTTCGCTATTAGACTACAAAATCCCGTAACAGGTGTACGCAGACGTTTTGGTATGTTTGACGGCAATGATGGTTTTTTCTTTGAAGACTGTGGCACGGTGGATCCAGTCACAGGTGAACCTCAATATGCCTGTGTGGTGATCAACAGCGATGGCGCTAGCCCTACAGTGGAAAGAATCTATCGCAAAGACTGGAACGGTGATAAACTTGATGGCAACGGACCTAGTGGTATAACTGCTAACCCAGCTGCACAGCAATTAGTCAGTATAGAATATGAATGGTATGGTGCTGGACAGATCGTTTTCAGTTTTGTCATGAATGGCCTACCCAGAGTTATACACGTTTTTAATAATGGAAATAGACTGTCTTCCCCTTGGGCTAAGACACCTTTCTTGCCTATTAGATTAGAACTGGAAAACTTTGGCGGTGCCGCAGGCACACATTATATGTGGCAAGGATCAAACAGTCTGCTAGTGGAGGGTAGTGTGGAAAAACTAGGTATTGCTGAAAATATATTGACTCCCTTAACTGGCATCAATATGCCTCTAGCCAATACATTCTATCCTATACTCAGTATTAGATTAAAAAGCACAGCCTTGACAGGTATAGTATTGCCCACATATTTCCAAGCCAGCACACTAGATAACACTGACATCTACTATCAACTCATACGCAATGCCACAGTTAATGGAACCTGGGTCAACCATCCTGATACTAATGCCTTTACACAATACAATCAAACCAGTACAGGTGCTATCACAGATGGATTTGTGTTAGATAGTGGTATGATCACTGCCAACAGTGGCAGCGGCCCTATCAGAGTAGATACGAATACTGTGTACCAGATTGGCAGAGGCAGTTTGGGCACAGTCAGCGACACATTAACTTTGGCTATTGCGGCTAGAAACGCTAACAAAAATGCTGTGGCCACAATAACTTGGATTGAACAGAGATGATGTACAGAAAATATATCAACATAGTAGAAGCAGCCAACAAAGGCTGTCCCATCGCTACCTATGACATTGATGTTAATCTAAAGAACCGTCAGAAAGCCATAGATGCGTATCACTACGGTCCTGCCAATCCAGATGCACCGGAGTCATATTGGAAGGATGCAGCCCGTCGTTGGGGAATCACAGAAAAGACTGCTCGTACAATGAAGTGTGGAAACTGTGCGGCTTTTGATGTCAGTGATAAGATGTGGAAGTGTATTGAGGATGGCATTAAAGGCGATGAGAAAGACGCAGATGCCATGGCCACAATTCATAAAGCAGATTTAGGCTACTGTAACTTCCTACATTTTAAATGTGCCGGAGATCGTAGCTGTACAGCGTGGGTCACAGGCGGAGCTATAGACAACAAAGACAGAACACAATAAAATGTTTAAACGATTTGATGTTCATTTAGTGTCAAATCCTGTTTGTACAAAACCTGTGGACATGTTAGAGCAACAGGATTTTTCTTATTACGATAAAGATGGATTTGAATTATGCCTAGCAGAACAGAAGTTCTATAGGGCAATGAATTTTCCCATTAACAATCCCATATTAAATCATATCTGTTGGCAGCAGCCATGGTTTGAATTAGAAAGGACTGATTCAATGCTCATGCTGGACCACTGTATGTTTTTATGTAGAGCAGGTTTTGAAGATCAAGCAAGACAACAGTTAATAAAGTTCAAGTCTGAATTTCCCAAAGCAGATCTATTATTAAACACTAAGGCTAAATGGGGTTTTGATTTAGCCTTAGACGCTGTGATAGATGGTACAGTATTTGAAGTATTACATATAGAATATGATCATCGAGACTATGAAACTTTTACAAATCATATGATTACTTTTGAATATAAAATTAGACATACTGACTGGTTTGATGCAGCAAGAAAAGTTTATAACTCTAGAGATCAATGGGAACATCTAAAAGGGTTTGATCAGAATAATTGGAAAGCAAATTACCTACTAGGTTGGACCAAAGCAGAATATACCGAAAAAACAATCTAACTAAATATCTGCCCAAGGCACAAGAAAGGCAGATATGAATAGATACGATGAACTTGAACTATTAATTAAACAATTTAAAAGAGAATTACCCGAAGGCAACAACTACGCAGACAGGCTAAAAGAAGAATTAGAACTTATAGCTCGACTAGGCTTTGCCAAACATTTTTTGCGTGTTAGAGAAATATTAGATCTGACCAAGGATATACCACATATTACTCGTGGATCAGCAGGCAGCAGTTTAATCTGTTGGCTCATGGGCATAAGCGATGTAGATCCTGTACAAGAACGCATACCCTTATCTCGTTTTATGAACCCAAAGCGAGATGACTTACCCGATATTGACCTAGACTTTCCGCATTGGCAACAAGAAGAAGTTATGAACCGCATCTTTAAACGTTGGCCAGGACAAAGTGCTAGAGTATCTAATTACGTTACCTACAAAGAAAAATCAGCTGTAAGAGAAGCAGCCAAGCGATATGGAGCCAAAGGTAGATTACCTCGCAATGTTGATCTAGATAAAATTGTTCCAGAGTATGCTGATGACGCTAAAAGGTTAGCAAATAAGTTATTAGGTAAAAAACGTTGTATATCTAAACATTGTGGTGGCATACTGATATTCGACCGTAGTGTACCTAAAAGTTTAATCAATGGTAATAATCAGATCTTATTAGACAAGTACGAGATAGAAGACCTTGAACACTTCAAGATAGATATTTTGGCCAACAGAGGACTTAGTCAGTTATGGGAAATAGAACAAAGACCATTAGATGAATATCCAGAGCACGACGAAAAAACCAGTGAGCTATTATGTAGAGGAGACATACTAGGTGTTACACAGGGTGAAAGCCCTGCTATGAAACGACTGTTTCGTGCTATTCGTCCTAAATCAAAAAGCGACTGTACATTGGCAACTGCTCTGATTAGGCCAGTGGCCACACAGGGTCGCCGTAAGGCCAGCTTCTTTCAAGATTGGAGTAAAGATGGTTTTCAAGATACCATAGTGTTTGAGGATGATGCCATAGAACTTATCAGTGAAATACTAGGATGTGATGGCTATACAGCAGACATGTGGCGTCGAGCCTTTGCTAAGAAAAATGAAGAAAAGATGTATGAGTTCCTAGAACTAGTTGGGGATCATCCACGTAAGGATGACGTATTTCTAGCACTAAAAGAGCTTAGTCATTTTGGACTCTGTCGAGCTCATGCTATAAATTTAGGTAGACTAATTTGGGCCTTGGCCTATCAAAAAGCACATAATCCACAAAAGTTTTGGCAAGCAGCACTTAAACATTGTCAAGGAAGTTATGCTCGTTGGGTCTATTGGCAAGAAGCTAAACTTGCTGGAGCCGTGCCTGCTATGTTAGAAGGCGGTGAGATACAGGATCTTAAACGCACAGGTCGTTGGACTAGCAGCAGGTTCATTCCTATGTGTACAGAAGTTCGTAAACCGGGACAGGTTGAGTTTTGTGGTCTTGTGGCCAACTATCGTGTGTTCAAATCCAAACCTAAAGAATACATAACCTTTGTAACACTTGGCACGGGTAATGGTCGTTATCTAGATGTAGTCCTTC